TGAAAGTTGGAGTAGTCATAATCGGCAACGGCATAATTTAGTCCTTCATTAATTAAACTGGTATTACAAACCATCTTTTATATGTAAACGTCACTGGCAATCTAACGGGCTGTGTATTGCTGTTAGACATCTGAATGGGTGCAATCGATCTGGGAAACACATCTTCTAATTCCCATTTAGCAACAACTTCATCTTTATTATTCAATGCAGTTACTATCATGCCTCCATAATATTTGTTTGGAAAAGCAATTTCTCTGGTTCTTTTACTGATAATTCCACGCATCCAATCTCCGAAAAAGTCTTTTGCTGCCCATGTCACATCAACTAAAAATGTAAAGGTGATTGAGTCTCCACCAAAATCAATTGCACTAGCACGTTGTTCATTTAAATTGTTGATTCTAACTGGTCTAGTTCCAAGGAGTATCCCTGGAATCATAGCATCTTCGACAAAAAGAGACAGATGATTTGCTGAACGACCTGCAGATGTTATGTGTGTGGCCATTTTTTGTCCACCCGGTACTCTTTTACCGTCGTCACCCATCAACTCTGCTGGTGGAATTATTTGTACCTCAAATCTATGCGAACGAGCAAAATCTCTTTTTCTCGTCTCCGCGCGGAAATTTGCCAAGCTATTATGTGCTTGTTGCATTAAATTTTGCTCCTAGTGTCTCTGAAAACTGATTCTTTAGTTGCACCAACAAACGCTTCAACTGGTAAGAATATCGCTGCTTTCCAATCAACAGGATTAATTTTCATGAATTGTGACCTTACATGTGTAGTCAAATAATGTTTGATGCAAGGTTTAATTTCAGCGGCTGTTTGTAGACTATTTAAAAGATTATACGACAAGCGCATTTTGCTGGTTGGTGTAAGCGTCTTGGAATCCGCAAAGTTCATTAATTCACCCAAAACTTTTGCTCTTAACATGTAAGGCAAATAGTGAACGTTAATACCATAGAAACCACCCTTAGCTGGCCCGAACGGCAATACCAAGGGAAAGGTATCATAGAAAGGAAGTTGGGCTTTTAACTTAGGATCATAAAAATACATATACATCGCGCCAATCTCTACTTTACTAGTGAGACTGCCGATATCAGATTGCATCACTGTGTTTCCAGAAACTCTTGCGCCAACTAAGCCCCTGACATTGCGCATATACCAGTCAATGGACTTCTGTCCATCTCCTACTTGCGCACGAAGTTTCTGAAAGGCGTTATTTGATGGCATTAACGACCCTGACCTCTATACTTCTTAAAATTGCGGCGCTTATGTTTGTTCATCGTGCTTAGTTTCACTCCCTTGCGGCGAGGTGCAAATACTGTCTTTGAATTTCCTGCTGCTTTAGCCATTGTATATTCTCCTTAGTCTATATTTATGCTTTAATTCCAAGTTCTTTCTCAGTTAATATCATAAATTCCCAACCATTATCTTCGCAAAATTCGGTTGCATACTTCCACTTGGCTTGATTTACACCCCAAGTCATAACTTCATTTAGAAATTGTTTGGTCTTTCTCGCGGGAATTTTCGGCTGCTGAACAAATTTAGCAGGCTTTATTTCAATTAAGTATTTTTTTACTTTACCGCTACTCTCTTGGACTTTCATATAAAAATCTACAAAGTATCGATGAACTCTATTATCTTTAGGTGAAATATAAGGAATAGCCAGTTCTTCTGAACCCCATTCTAATACACTTGGATTACTATCGCACCATTTCATAAACTTTAGCTCCCAGCTAGAACGATATATAATTCTACCAGGATCACCTATATACTTTTTAGGATTTTGTATTTTGTAGAGACCTTTCATAGTCTCCTTTGTGTATGTCATATAAATAGTCCAAACCAAGCTCAATAGGATATTTATTAGAAATGGCAGAACAAACAAGAGAGCCGGCAAGTCCAACGCAGTCCTCTTCTTCTCCTTCTCCTGAAGGAAGATTTAATAGAGACACTTCGGGTATGGTTAATCCATTCAGTGGAAGAAGTAAAGCCTCACGAACATTTTCATATCCGGAAAGTTTAAACGCAGAAGGAAGTGAACACACGCATTGGATAGCTTTTTATCCTCTTGTTAGAGAAGGCACAAGCGCGGCAAAAGCACTTGGTAGTAGAGGTACTATTTTTGAAACTTCAGGCCAACAAAGAGTCGATGCAGAACATGCAACAGCCGCCGGTGCTGCACTAGGTGGAAAACTTGCTGCCGAAACATTAGGTACTGCTGGTCTTGCAGGATTGAAGAGTATTATGGGCGCTAAAGGTGGGTTATCAAACTTCTTCAAATCTGGTGCGGTTGGAACAGCAGGTGTCACAGCGGCACTGGGTATAGCTGCCGGGGTGGCAGCTGGTGCGGCTCTTAATGGTATAGGCGCAAGAAGATTGATTATGGGATCTAAAGCAATCGTTTTAGGCATTCAAGATAAACTTAGCTACGGTTATTCGGCAAACTATGATGTTGCCGATATAGGAGGTTTTGTCGGCGCCGCGGCAACGGGAAACTTTAGTGGAGAAGCCTCACTAGGAGATGTCGGTACCGATGTTGGTGCATTAGCAGCCAGAAAATTAGCAAGTCTTGCCGGTGCAATTGGCGGAAATCAGGTTACAAACTTAAAAGAAGCTACATCAAAAACAGTAGAGAACCCGTATAAAGAGCAGTTGTTTAAAAATATGGGTTTCAGAAAATTTGGTTTTGAATATAAATTTGCACCCAGAACATATGAAGAAGGTTTAACAGTTTTTGGTAAATCGGAGGCCAGGGGTGGCGTCGGTGGTATTATTGGGACATTTCTTGAACATATGCATCCAGAACCTAGTAATGCTGGAGTATTTTTAATTTATCCGTCGGAGTTTTTAATTGTAATCTATCATAAGTCTGGCGCAGAAAACACCTGGGTCAGAAGAATATCAAATTGTGCCCTGACAGGAATGAATATCGATTATGGCGCAGATGGGTTCACCACTTTTCAAGGAACTAACGGTATGCCAACAGAAGCAACCATTAGACTCGAATTTACCGAACTCGAAACTCTTACAAACAAACGCTCAAAGCTGGGATATTAATTATGTCATATTTTAGCAACTTTCCATCGGATATACTTAAAATTGGAAATGAATATAAGTATGTCACAGATATTTTCAGACGAGTTTATACAAATACGTTTGCGACACACTATTCGGAACTAGAGACAGTAACTATTCCTGAGGGTTATACGGTTGAGCAAGTCAGTGACTTATATTATGGTTCACCTACATACCACTGGGTTATTATGATTTTAAATAATATCGTTGACATTAGAGAAGAATGGCCGAAGTCTACTACAGATTTGGTGGAATATTGTAAACTAAAATATGGCGGTCTAGAAGAATTATACGATGTTCATCACTATGAAAGCGATGACGGCATCACGGTACAATCTAGCTATGCGGAAAATAAAATTGCAATCACGAACATCGAATATGAAGAAATACTGAATGATGCTAAGAGAGAAGTCCAGATTTTAGAACCTAAGTATCTTAACTCATTCGTAACCAAATTCCAGACATTGATTTCAAGGTAATATAATGGGAATTCTTAGTTTTTTAGGTATATCTAAACCCAAGGGAGATCCTGAATATGAAGGCGATGGGGATCTCTTTTCAAATGAAGAAGACTTCGATGAGTCGGCTTTTGCTGATCTCAATCCTGCAATTCTGCAAAAAGCGGGTGATGTTATTTACAACGAGGTGTTGCTAGTTACTAACGGCGGCATTATTGATATTAGAGACTTCGTGGTCGAAATCAATATCTATGAAGATATGTTTTCTCCTTGTTTACATGGAAATGTGATTATCCGTGACACACAAAACTTGATAGAAAAGGTTCCTTTGATAGGCGACGAAATATTAACTCTGGATATTTCTACTCCTCAGTTAGCTCAGGCGCCCTACGACCCAACAAATAAAATACAAAAATCATTTGCTGTATATGCTATCAAGAATAGATTTTTGTCAAATGAAGACAAAGAACAATTGTATTCTCTGCACTTCATTTCGATGGAAGGTATGGTAGATAATATTTCA